CCTGTTGATATTTCTTCTTCCCGGAACAGTCACCGAGAAGTCATCGCCTTTCCACGACCTTACGGTCGGGGAACCTTCGTCGCCGTCAGCCGCCCCCTCACGGAGGTAGGTTGAGTAGACGGGAAGGACGCGGTCACCACGAGAGGGCCAAAAGCTCTCTCGTGCCTTCCACGTAAAGGTATCAAATACATACCCCGCGAACCCGCGCACAGAATGACTGCGCTTGCGTCTCGCCCACCCCTCACCTAAGAGGTGGCCGTCGCCATACCCATCAGGACCATAAGTCAAGATGTTAGTATGAAAGAACGAGGTAATGTAGGTGCACACGTCAGGCGCGAAGCGCCTGTAGTAGTGGTTGTGGACCCTAAACAGGTCCGCTACTAGCACCTGTCCCTCTGTACCCTTAAGGTAAAGAGGGCGGATATCCTGACCCATGAAGTAGTCCGATCCGCATGACTCACGGAAAGGACCACTTGAGTAGCTCTTCTTCTCGTTCACTGAAAATCCGAAGGCTTTCAGAGACGAGTTGAGAAGTTCGACAGCGCCTGTAGGGATAATGATGTCATCGCCATAAGCGTTGACATCATGACTTGAGAGGCCGGACTCCCGTGTAGCCGCGTAAGCGACAGCATAGAAGATCAAGGTCTCAAGCGGGAACGTATAACCGTTTCCCATAGAAGAGAATTTGGCAAGCCGGATCTCTTCACCATCCAGGAGTGCTGTGCCGGTACGCGAGTACCGGAGCCAGTGCGCGAAGTCGATACCGAGCAAGTCATAGACGAGCTCGGTCGATATGGTGTCACTGGCGCTACTCAGGTCGATAGTCGCGACGGAGCCATCAATGCTACCCTTACGGGCGAGGCGCTGATTGCGAGTCTGATCGCGAATATCAACCCCACAGCGGCGGAGTCTCGAGGCTAACCACGATCCAACCCCAGCCTGAACGAATGTGTTCAGGAGGGGCTCAACCATGATCGCTCGGTCTTCCTTCGCCGTTTTTGGGACGAACTGGACTTTCCCGTACGCGATAA